GTGTGCGCGTGCAAGTTTTCCGGACCGCTAGAGGCTCCCTTTACGTAGACGTGGTTGCCTCTGGGGTCCTTGCCCCAGAATGAGGTAGCTGCGAAAGCGCCTCCGGAGCCATTGGCTGTCTTGAGCCCAAAATCAAACCCATGAGCAAGGGCTCGGGCTTCGGGGGTGTCAACGAAGCCGGGAACGCCATGTCGGTCTGCGTTTACAACCAGAGGCTCGCCAACGGATTCAGGATACGACTGTACCTCAAACCTACCGTGGCTGTTGTTTCTGGGGATTTTGAGAATGTCCTTTTCTGTCCAGCCGTCGTGGGGGCGAAGGTGTCCGGGCAGGGCGAAGAAGTGGGTAGGTGTGTGGCCCAGCAAGTGGAAACTGTCACCTGTGTCATTGTTGGTGGCGAGCCCCGGCTTTACTTCTCTGTTTTGGAAAACGACAGGCCTATCAGGAATACCACGGTCAATTGCCGCCTTGACTGCCATGTACTTTGTGTGCGACGGCAGACCGTGCTTAACCCGCTCTCCAGCAAGTACGTTGGCGTAGTTCGCAGCCGAGTGAGCCGTGTTGTTTTGACCGGCAGGCGTGGTTGGGGACTCGGAGGGGTCTTCGCCAGCCTTAGCCAGTAGCTCAACCTGAAGCTCTTGTACGGCCCTCACGAGAGGCTCTGCTTCACGGGCCCCGGCATTGGCCAGCAGCCTCGGTAGCAGGTGGCGGTAATAAAGCATCATGGCTGGCATTTCTCCGTACTGGAGTTGCCACTCTGCGTGTTGCTTGGCGGTCTGCAAAGGCAGGTTGGTGTCTTCAGCCTTGCCGAGGTACGGAGAAACCGCTTCCCAGAACGGGCGGTGGTCGGTTAGCTCGTTGTAGCCGTTTACTTCGTGGCCACGGGCTTGTTCGTGAGGTACAATCGCCATCCAGTGCTTCCAGAACGCAGGGAAGATTGCGTCTTCGGGCTTTTCGAATACGCCGCCCCACTTGGGGTGCTCAAGCATGTGACGCACTGCGTCGTGGTTGGCAGCGTAATACTGGTCAATGCCATTTAGAATGTGAGTGTTCTTCGGGTTCCACAGAACCTTCTTGATGCGCTCAATGCTGTTTCCGTCTTGCTCTCTATTGAGGCCAAACAGGTTGCGAGTAAAGTGTGTGTCCGGGACGTGAATGTTCCCAGCGCCCATCATTGCCAGAGCATAGCGGGCAGTCTTGGGAGCCAGCCCGGCAATGGGGAGCCCCGGATACTTGCCAATGTCTTCTCGACCGGCCTCAATCCCAAGGCGACGGCGGTTTTCCCACTTCACTTTTTCGTATTTGTGATGCATCATTTCTTCGGCCATAGCGCGGCCGTCGCCCTTGTGGCGCTGCACCAACTCCACGAGTGGGTCGTGCATGTCCTTGTACTTGGACATGTTGTCGAACTTGTTGTTTGCCATCTGAAACCCGGCAACTTCACCTACCTTTCGGCCTGTGAGCTTTGAATCGTGCTTCAGCCTCAGGGCGTTCTTGAGCCGCTTCCAGTGCTGGGGACTGTGGTCAGGAAAGGTGTCTGGGTCGTCTCTGTCTGTCCAGTTGGACTTGACGGAGTCCCACCCCGGAGTCAGGGGGTTTTCCCCCGTGTCTTTCATGGCGTCTACCAAATGCCCGTACATTAGCTCCTGTACAGGAACCGGTGTGTTCGGAGACATGTTTGAGAACAAGGTCGCGTGCATCGTGACCTCGGGAGGCAGCTTTCCGGCCTTCATGAGCCGATGGGCCTTTGCCCAGTTCTGCATTGCGTACCCGTGGAACTTTTCGACCTTGGGGTCGTTCAGAATGTCGTGGAAGTGCCTTGCGAGTTCTGGGGTGTCTCTACCCGGCACGTACACCTTGAAGGACCCTTCGGGCATGTGCAAAATACCGTTGGTTGTATCGAAATGCGGCTCCGTAAGCTTGGGATTTGTAGGTACAGCAACCCCGTTGTTTGTGAGTCCGCCCTTGGGCGCTGCCTTGATTCCACCGGGCTGCTGTGAGCGAATACGCTCCACGGCAGTCGTTTTGGCTTCGGGCTTGTCCTTCAGTACGGACGTCTTGGTGGCCTTGTCGTACACATACTTACCCGCCTTCTTGAGGGCGGCAATGACCTCTTCGGACTTCTTGACACGGTAGTATTTGGACTCTACGAGGTCGCTGTAGTGGTCCAAGAAGTCCTCCGAAACGTCACCTAGCTCGGCCTTGTCAAGTTCCTTCTTGAGGAATTCACGGAATTTCCCGGTCTTGGGCCAGTCGCGGGCGGCGGCCTTGGCCACTGCATGCAGGGTGCGGTCCTCTCGCTGGAGAGCGGCACCGCCTGTCAGGGCACCCGGAGCGGCGTTATAGCTACCGGCAGACAGAGCCTTAAGCATATCTACGCCGTACTCGGTTTCCGAGCCTCCCAGCCGCATATTCATGGGGTCAACCACCGTCTTGAGCACGGTTTTTGCGTTTTCGGGGTTCGTGTCGTAGCCTTCGGGGGCGTTCGGGTCGCTCAAAATTCCGCTCACGGATTGTTTGTTGCAGCTTTTTGTAGTAAGAGCGACCAAGCGAGCGATAGTGGACTTTAGCTTGTTTCCGTCCCTTTCCAGAGTCGCCCCCTCAATCGAAAAACCAATTACAACCGGTTCGTCGTTTGCTACCGAATCTCTGATTGATGCGGCCAGCGCCTTGGCCCCGTCATGACCGGCCCCGTCGTACAGACGTACAACACCATACAAAAACGGCAGCTTTGTGCGCTTCCAGAACAATTTTTGACGGTCGTCAAGACAGTCGTCTTCGTTAAAAATCTTACGGGCGTAGACTATCTTGCCTACAATTTCTTGGCCGAAACCCTTGCCCTCTTCGGCCGAAAGGTGCTCCCAGTTCGCGAGACCCTTGCCCTCGTCAAAGGTTGAAATGTCCATACCCTTAATGCTTATGGTTTCTCCGCTAGAGTCGATTGCCTCTGAGGCGAAGACTCCATCCAGCAGCATCCCCGTTGGGTGTTTTTCAGTTGCCATAAAGAAGCTCGTCGGCCTTTGCCTTTTTGCGGACCAGACACAGTTCCGCTGGGCATATAGAATCCGCGTACATTGAAGCCACAATGGCTCTGGGCTTAGCGGTTCCTTGAGAAATCACCCTAAAACAAACAGGAGGTAGATTACCTCGACGGCTTATTGGGTGAATTGACATGGTGTGTCCGGTTCTGTCCTTGATGAATTCTGTGAACTTCGTCATCGTGTCGAGAGAGCCCGCAAGCCCAATCCCCCACAATCCATCAGAAAGCTTTGAAATATGTCCATCGCCATCGAACACACCTCTCCAAAAGTGGGGCTGGAGAGGTGTTTTGATTTCCGGTATCCATCCATGCACTGTTTTGTTTGGAACAACGCCGAGTTTTTTGAGGTCGGAGACGAGCGATGCTCTCGTAACATCGAAACACAATTGGGGCCTTGTGTTCCAAGCATTTTTAAACTCACGACGAAAAACAGGGACGGTAGGGGCGTCCAACGCGGCACGCAATTTGTAAACATGAGGCCCGTCCGTTTCTTCAAGCGACACCCGTAGATGGTTTTTGTACACGCCACCGTCAGCAACGATAAAGCCCAGCCAGTACGCCTGTTCAGGTGTGTCAATCGAAGAAAAGAATTGCTCGTTTATTTTGTGCTTAGTTCGCATGTCCACAAGATTACTTCTCCATGGTGCAAGACAGCTATGCAGTCATTTACTTGTTTTGCTCTGCATATTCGTCCCAGCCGCGCCCCTTCCACACAATCATACCAGACTTGTCGAATCCGAATCCCGGCATCAGCACAGACATAACGCACCGGCAATGAGGATGAAGCCCGCCTACCGAAGGCTGGTCTTCGCCCTTTTTGTGATAGCCAGCTTTTACTTGAGACCTTTTCCAGACCTTGGGGGTAACACCGTCTTCGCGCAAGTGTAGCCGGGTACACTCGCCACAGCGCGAGCCGTCGCGAACAACAATAAATAGAACGGTTGGGTCTTCGACCCCTGCCAGCGCAGAAATCCGCTGAATAGCATCATCTACGCCAGAGTTTCTAATCACAGTTGTCTCGGTTTCGATTACTCGGCGGACGTCGGCCGTGACGCTTTCCAGCAAAGTGGACAGGTGTGCCTGAAGTTGCTTTTCGGCGTCTTTGCCCGAGCCCTTGGTAGCCGAGTCCCTCAAGAACGACTGGACGCCGTGGACAACCTGAGCCTTGGCCTTTTCCTTGTGTGCGTCTAGGTAGGCCTCACTGATTTTCAGCAGCCCTCCCATAAGGTCTTGGTTTGGGGTGTTGACCCCCTCTTCCTTCGACGCGGCAGTAAACAGGGCCTCAAGTGTCAAATCAGGAGAGAACCCAAACACAAGCTTTTTCCCGCCAAGCCTGAGCTTGCTTTCTGGCTTGGGCCCCAAAAGCTTTGCCTTGAGCCGACCAAAGAGGGATTCCACGAGCCCCTCAATGGCAGTACGGTGTGCCTTTGAAATCGGTGCCTTAGCCATTACTTCCTCTTGGTAGGCAGCAGCTTGCTTGTCTCAGCGACAATTTCCCCGATGGCTTCGTTGGCGTCTTTTTCGAACGCCTCAAGAGCGTTTGCAATCACTTTGCGCTGGTGGTAGAGCAGAGCACGCTTTGACGCCGGGAGCTTGTTTTCGGACTTGGTCATCTGCGCGCCGTCCCCGCCACCCATCATCTGGATTAGCTGGTCTGTGCTAGATGCGACTTCGCCTTGGTCCTGTTGCTGCTGTTGCTGGGCTTGCTGGTCTTGTTGTTGCTGAGCCTGCTGCTGTTGCTGCATTTGCTGTTGCTGCATCAAAAGCTGCTGCCATTCCATCCAGACCGGGTCTCCGGGGATGTAGCGCAGGCTGGGGTCCTTGGAGGCTCCCTCAACGCCAAAGAACTCTTCCATGATTTCGCCCTTGTAACGGTGGGCGAACAGGGCTTGCTGCCACTGGGGGTTGAGGGGGAACTGGCCGCCCCAAGCCTTGCCAATCGGTTTCTTTTCGACCTTGTCAAGGACCTCGTCCATGGTCATGTGGACAGCCATGTCCTGCTGGAGTCGCGCAGACTCTTTTTCGGCAGTGTCAACGTCCAGCCCCACAAACTTGACGGATGCCTTCTTAGACAAGTCTTCGTCAATCAACGGGAAGATTCTCTCGTTGATGTAGTTTTGCATCTGGGCAATCAGGGGCCGAATTCCAACGTCACGGTGGGCCTCAAGCTTGTATTCGTTGTTACTTTCGGATAGAGCTTGGTTGTTGGTTCCTCGGCTCAGGTGGGCGTACCCCGGAAGCTCTTCCGGAGACATTTGGAACGCAGACAGAATCACACGGGCATTGGTGTCGGACAAATACTGGAACTCCATGTCCCGACCGGAGTTGTCAATGGGTACCCACGAAACGTCGTCGTCCGTACCGATACCAAAAATCGGCATGCGCCATGCGTTCCCCACGCCGTTGATGTTGGCGTTGAACTGCTGGCGAATGGGGTCTACAACCTGTTCGTTGACGTCGTCTGACTTAAAAACAAGCATTCCGCGAGCCGCACGACCCGTCTGGAAGTACATCTTGTTGTGCGTCGTGATGTTGATGTGCGTTGTTACCGCTGAAATTACGGTGTCGAGGGGCGTCAGGGGGTACCCGTCGAGTTCAATGTCCGTAATCGGGTAGAAATTATGTACAAGGCACTCTTTGTTGGTGAACGCCTGAATAGGCCTTCCTTCGATGACCTGTACCCAAGTGTAATCATCGTTTACGTATGCTTCGGGCTTGAGCTTTTTGTTTTTGATTTGGCTCAGCATGTGCAGAGCGTTGTCTCGCACCGTCTGGGCCGCGCTCTTCAGGGGCGTTGCTCGGTAGATTGTTCCGGCGTCAATCGGACGGAATGAGTGGAACTTCTTGTCCCCAGCACCGTTTACAACGTAAATTACTTCGGTGGCGCAGCGCCCGAAAATCACGGCGTTGCGAGCCTGCTGAAACAGATAGTTACCGAACGTCAGGGCGTCGTGGTCTTCCCACCCCTTGGTTTGCCCACACGTCAGCAACAGCGATTCGGCGCGCTCGATTTGGTCCTGAAGCTCCCGCTTTTGCTGGGAGTTCAGTTTTTCGACCAGACCGGGCTCGGCCTCAATCCGGTACCCTGTGCTGAACCGGTCAGGCTGGGGACGGCCAAACGCAGACACCATCTGGGAGCGGGTGTTTACGATTGCCGCAACGAGGTCGTCCTGAAGCGCAATCCGCTTAAGGACCTCGTCGGGCAGCAGACGAAGCTTTCTCCGGTACAGCGACTGGTAAGTATTGTTTGTCACC